TTCATTCAGAGTATCCAAGGCTGCAGGAGAACTATCTACTAGGTTAGCTAATCCAGTATCGACATAGCCTTTGGTTGCCGCATCGTTTGGATTAGTAGGCGTTGTCAGATTGGTAATCGTACCAGTAGTTCCTGCGTCCATATTCAATGTACCATTAACGGTCACATTATTGAATTGGCTAGTGCCAGAGGCTGCAGTTATGTTGCCTGTTACATCACCAGTTACATTACCAGTAATCGTTCCAGAGGCAGTGATATTATTAAAGCCAGAGGTTCCAGAAGAGGTTACGTTACCTGTTACATCTCCAGTAACTGATCCTACAAAACCTGAGTTTGCCGTAATCTGTGTACCAGTGATGGGAGAAGCAGTATTCCCACCGATTACTGTGTTATCAATCGTACCGCTGTTAACGTCTGCTTGAGCTAGAGTTGATAGGCCAGAGATATTTGCAGTAGTGCCATTTAGAGTACCAAGAGTTGTAGTTCCTGTTACTCCAAGTGTGCCACCCATAAGGGCGCTTCCTGCGAGATGTAGGTCTTTGTACTTTAGGCTAGTGGAGCCGATGTCTATGGTGTTTGTGGTTTCAGGAACAATCTTTAAGCCATCATTGGCTACTATTTGTCTCCACTGTGCGGCATTGCTTGTACTATTTACACATATAAATATCTTATCGGTACTTACATTTATCCAGATAGATCCTACAGCATAGTTTTGACTGTTATCATTTGCTATAGTTGGATTTGCTGTGGCATCTAATTTGTTAGAGCCCCCAGATCCACCATTAACTGCAGGAAGTAATCCAGAAACAGAGGTAGCTAGATTTATTTTAGGTGCTGCCCCTGCAGACGTACCATCATGGCTATGTCCAGTAGCGGCATCAAAAGCTGCTAGTAGTTGATCAAATTCTGCATTTAGTGGAGGGGCAGTAATATTACTACCATTGATAATACTGGCTATGGATTTTCTTGTATAACCTGTCATTATCTTCTCCCTGCAGTACTAAATTCATAAACCAATCCTTGAATAGAGAAAGGTTCTGATTGTCCTATTGTTACAAAAGTTGCACTCACTGCAAACCCACTTCCTTGTACGTCTGTGGTCATAATAGGTTTAGAGTTACCACCATATAAAACATTGGCTGCACCGTAGTCTATATTAAGACCTGCATACTTTACCTGACCGCCTTCGCTTTCTTGTGAGTAAGTAGATGGAGTCAAGGTTGCGTTATCTCCCCAATCATAGGAAAGAGTTAAAAATAATTCTACAGGGCCTTCTGCCCTAACAAAAGTATTTAGCTTTCTAATTACTTTTCTTTGTTCTGTATCACCAAAGTCTAAAAACGGAGTTTCGTACACACTAAGAATATTAGAACCATTAAAGCTAGTTCCTCTTTCCTGTCTATAAACTTTGCCGTCAAAGTCCCCATGCAAAACGTGTTCTATGGTATTTATATATTCACTGGTAGAACAAGAGGCTCTAATCCCAAGAAGTTCTCCATAAGACCATTTAATTGAACCATCTTTATCATATAAGCCTCCAATAATACCAAAGGAGTTTTGAACATCTATAGTAGAATCTCCAACAAAAAACCGTACTTGAGATTTGCTACGAACTACACAAGAACTAATGTTATCTGAGGTTTGTCTCTCTATAAGAGTTTTAAGTAAAACCTGTATTGGTTTACTTACAGACTCTAACTCAACATCTCCAATTCTAGAGGTTCCTGCTACTGGTCTAAACCCATCTGGTGCAAGAAATAATAAATCTCCACCAATCTCGACTACGCTGTCTCTTGCTATACATCCTACGTTTTTAGTTACATCTTCGGTGTCGTATAAAAACTCTCCTTGAAAAGCTTTCTGTATAGCGTTAGCTCCAAATATAAATAAATCATTCCTAAAAGGCTTTATCTGGACTACTTTAAACGGGGCCTCAAACTGTTGGGCTAAGTTTTTTTGGCTTGGACTAGTGGTAGCGAAATCAAGTATGTTACCTCCACCTCCTTTTGCACTAACCGATATCTTAGTAGGAAATGCGCTATCTCCTGCAAACCATAGAGAGTTGTTAAAGAAGTCTACTAGACTTGGGGCTGCTACAACCTGCGCCCCACCTGCTTGAGCAAACGATTGTCCTGTATTAGAGGGACTTACAAAAGTCCAGTTTAAACCATCAAATAATATTCCGTTATTTACCCCATCAGCAAACGCCATATAATTTACGCTGTCTAACGAGAATCCTATCCCTCTTACTTTTTCTACAGACCTGCTGCTTACTGTGTGACTTAGGGTAAGTCCTGTAGCAAATACCTGCCACCCTACATTGTCTAAAAATTTATAGTAGGAGTAAGTATTTGCCCCTGCATCTTTTCTTGCGGCAATAATGTAAGGATTTCCATATTGTTCGTTTTGATAAACAAATACCCCTAGTACTTTGCCTTCTCCACTTGAGCCGCCTACAGTAGAATCAATTCCACCTAGTAGTTCATATCCCTCTAACCTTCTATACCCCCCATAAAGGGAAGGCTCATAGTTAACAAGTCTAGTAGCAGATCCTGAAAACTTATCTGATAGTTCTAAGTGGTTCTCATTACTATTAAGGCCACCAGAACATACTAGTTTGTATGACTGTATCTGGTCTGCCATTAGAACCTTACCCTGCTATCCCGTACATACTCATAGTTATTTATAAATAAGGTTTGTAAATCTTTTAGGCCACTCATAAATGCTTGAAAAGCAAGTTGTGCCGACTCCGCATTATCTTTAAACATATACATATGATAAAGTGCGCCATCTACTACAACAGTATCAAAGCTTTCTGGTATTCTGGTTACATCAGTAGCTATAGATAAATCTGTGTAGTTAAGAAAATATCTAAATCTTACTTGAAACGCTGCATTGGGAGATGGGGTTACCCCAAACCCTGTGCCATGAGAGGCAAACACATATTCTGGTACGCCTACTCCTGCATTACCTGCTTCATAGTCAGCATCTCTCCTAGTGGCATACCACTCATCTCTGTCCATGTATTTTAAAGTACTAAATCCCGTGTTAAGAGATTCATTTTTTATAATCTGAAAAGTATTCCAATCAGCTTTTTTAAATGCCGTAGGCCAAGAATACTCTGACTGACCTGCTACAAGAGTTTGTGTAAATTCTGCAGCATTAAAAGGCCACTCAAATTCTGCCTGATTAATTTTTGCTATGGCTGCTTTTACGGCATCCTTAACTAATGCCTGTACCCCTCGCACATTAGGAAAGTCCGAAACAGGTATCTCTACCTCATTCAGCCTTCGCAAAGTTTTATTTGATAGGTCTATGTAGGTAGAGGGCATACAAAATTCCTAAATACATTTAGTTGAGGGGCAAGAGTTGACCTGCCCCCCATGATACTGTATAACTTACGCTAAGTTGTAAGCGGCTGTGAATAGAGCTTCTGGACGAAGAATCTTGCGCCCATATAACTGCATTCCCCGGACAATATCTGCAAATGTTGTAGGCGAACGGAAAGTTTCGGTTTTAGCGATTTGCTCCGCTGTTGCTACTGCAGATGAATGTCCTGCTACTAGGAAACTCATGTTAGCTTCTGAACCTGCTGCTGCTGCAGTTCCTGCACCTGTACCTAGTGAAGGTAGGTTGTTGGATTTGTAGATTGTGAACCCACGAAGTTGTCCGGGCATACGTCCGTTTCGTAGCTCATCTCCACCACCGAAGTCAGAATTAATTAATTTTGAATCTTCGTCCATCAAGATTTCTGCGAACACTGGGTCAACTACGCACCATCTTGAGTCGGTGTCTACTGCAGCCTGATCCATTTGTCGTGCAATACGGTTTAGGATTGCTAGTGGTGAAGTAATACCACCTGCACCGCCACCTGCAGCGATTGGAATAGATGTGATTTCTGATGCACCACCAATATCAGAGCCACCAAAATCAGTGATATCTAATTTGTTAGCAGGTAGCAATTCATCATTATCTGCTCCGCTGTCTGCTTTGGTGCTTCCTGTTTCAAGTGCAGTACGTCTTGCACCTGCTGCAGTGAAACCTGCCATGTGATGTAGCACATCTGAGTCAAATGTATCACGCAATTTAAAACCTGCACGATCACTGGCTAAATCACCGAAGCTCACATGGGCGTGGGCCTCTTCAATATCGTCAATAGCAAACTGAAAATAATTTGCTTGATTAACGACCATAGTAAAGTCAGCGTCTGTCAAATCTTGTGTTGCTAGTTGTGTACCACGCTCATATGTTGTGATTGTGATATCTGGTTCTTTAATTATTTTAACAGAGTCTCCGAAGTTAGCTATCTCCCCGGAATAATCTGTGTTAGTTACTGCGTCTACAACAGAAGCTGTTCGAAACGCCTTTTGTACTTTTTTCGAGTATATTACCGGGGAAAAGTTACCCGAATTAAGGTTGGTATAACCTGATGCTTTTGCGAATGCCATTGTTTGTTCTCCTATATGAAATGGCTTTTTAGTACACCTCCTCTATTCCTTTATAAGAAGAGGTAGCTAGATCAGATAAGACTAACTCAGTGGCAGACTACTTAAGGGTATCACTAAACTTTGTGGTCCTCTTTGATCTGGTATACTTTGTTATATTTATCTGGAAGGGGCAGGGTATACCACTACATAGTGGTGTCCTGCAAATCATATTACAACTACATTATAACATAGGGGGGAGTATTATACAATAGTTAATTACTATATATGCTCCCCCAAGGTCGCATCCGAAGGATACAGGCAGATTGACTATTAGTCAACCCCCTAAATCACTTACCTAGCAGCCCCTGATATGTCATAAGCAAACTTACCTGTCCGAATTGCTTCTTCTATGGCTTCTTCGTTTGCTGCGTATTCACGGTCAGACATTGCCTGTACAAGACTTTCGGAAAATTTCATCCCCTGTCCTGAAGAAGGAGTAGTACTAGAAGTCCTTCCTACAGACTGTGCTGCACCGTTAGATTTCTTTCTTTTGCCCGTCTGGGCTTTGTAGAGATCGATTGTACTAGACGCCCATGAAGCATCCGTATTGTTCTTGTACACAGAGTCTTGAATAGTACTATGTTGAAGAGCCACCCACTCATGGAACTTAGGATCTTTTTTTATTTCCATAAAGTCTGGGTGTCTTTGAGAAAGAAGCTGTTCTGCAGATTGCCTATTTACTTTTTTCTCAAACCGTTCAACTTTAGCAAGGCGCTCTTCACCAAGACGTAAGGCTTCATTAGCGCGTTTCTGAGCAATAGTATCAACGATTTTGGCAACATCAGGGTATTTCTTACTCCACTGTTCAACCTCTTGATCAGTTTTAGGGAACTTAATTTGTTTCCTAGTCGCTGCATCGAGTTGTTGTTTAATAGCGGCAACTTCTTGATCCTTTTGATTGCGAACTTCTTGAATATGTCGCTGAATGTCAGTATAGCGTTTTTTATAACTTTCTTCTTCAGCATCTAATACCTCAGTTGGTTCTGATTGTTGTGAAGCCATTTCCTGAGAGTAGGTCAACTCATTATCGTCTTCAGGCATACGGCTGTACTTTTGCTTCTTCTGCATAATTGCTCCTTATGGGTCCGACAAGTCGGGTATCCATTTTGTTAAACTGCAAAAACTATTTTTTGTTTCTTCATAATTGCAGGGAGGGATTTTGACATTGGATAGAGTGTTTCATCTTCCTCGTCATCTAAATGGTCATCAACCTCTACGGCTGCGACCTCTACATCCATCATGTCTGATGGAATTTCTTGGGGTGTTTCGTCTTCCTCTTCGGCTTCTTCTTGTTCGGTATCATCTGTGGCCTGAACTTCGGAGTCCTCAACGCCTTCGCTATCGGGTTCTTCTTCGTATACTTCATGGATAAGCCCACTCATTTCCATAGACATGAGCCCCATCTCTGCTTCATTTTGCAAATCCATAATATGTCTTAGTCCATGCCACTTAACTACATGGGCAGGAAGTACATATTCATCTTCACTAAGATTAGCAGGAATATCGTCACGCACATTTTCTGCAGAGGAGCCAATTGGAATTGGATTACCAGATACTTCATCATAGCCAGATACCATTGGATCATCCATTCCGCAACCACAGTCTCCACCACAGTCACAGGAACTCATCATTCCCCCGTGGTATGCTTCTACTGGTTTCATTCTCTCTAGCTCTTCCTCATCAACTAATTCATTCTTTTGCAACGCCAGTTGTACTTCGCGCTCTGAGGGGGACACAAAACCATCTTCATCCTTGTCTGCCTCAGAAACGTCTACCTGTTCTACCTCATCTGCAATCTCTTTGTCTTCTTCTGAGCGACCTTTCATGCCATCATCTTTGGTTAGAAATCCCCCTGTATTTACCCGTGGGTTATACCAATAAGTTTCAAACTCTTGTCTGGTAGGGTTATTTTGTCTAATAAAATTTGTTACTTGGTTAGACAAATCCTCCATATTTTTTTGAATACGATCAACGCCTAAAGGATTAGTTACTTCTGATCCTCCTCTTTCAACTATATTCTGAAGGACTTTTCCAAAAGCAATCTTTTCGCCACTTTTAAATATAAGCACAGGTATTTCTACAGAACTGCCATCAACTTCATACTGTTCTGTTACTACATCAGTTCGTTGCTCTTCTGGCTCTCTTTGTTTTTCTCTCGACATAATTGGGTCTAAAGCTAAAATTGCTTCATCTGGATTACTTTCTACTGGGTTTCTTGGCCTTGGCCTTGGTTTTAATGGGTATTGTTCTAGTAGCTCTCTGTCTCTCTCAGCCTTTTGCACAAAGAATTGATCTCCTGCCTCTGCTTGAGGAGATATGTCCATTTCTTCTTCTGGTCTTGGTCTGGGTTTCATTTGTTCCATTATATCTCCTCTGGGGACATTAGGCCCGTTACTAGACCGCCCTTGTTAAATTTATATCTTACTTGATTTACAATTTCTGCATCACCTTTTGCAGGTAAAGGTTTAGGGGCTTCTGATTTTTTCCAGTAGGTTACCCCTTTGGCATAAACTCTATCTCTGTAGACTGTGGCAATATCAAATCCTTTAACTGCCTGTCCTGTTCTCATATCAATAAAAAGATGTTTATCAAAAGGATTAATACCTACTTCAACAACCGTATCATCCATTTCATTAAGAACATTTCTTTGAGAGGTAAAATTACCTTGCACAGACATAGCAGGTACTTTTTTACCATCTTCAGCTATAGCTCTTCTTTTGCCTTGGTCTACATGAAATGTGCCATCTGTAACTGTAACTGCAGGTAAATACGACTCAGCCTCACTATAATTAGGAGTTCCGTTTGATCTAATAGGATGGACAGTCTGTAATCTATTAAATGGTGCAGGGGGGCCATCTGGGTCTATTTTTGAGCTTAAATTCAACCTGATAGATTTTTCTTCACCTTCTTTTACTATGGCTCCTATTTTAACATTCTTTTTAGGACCTCCTGCAGTACTTCTACTTAAATCAATTGCCTCTAAATCATCTAAAGTATGATTTTTTAATACAACATCTGGATTTTCTACATTAAATTGACTTGTGCCTATTTCTAATTCATCTGCAAAAGCAGCATCCATTTGATTAGTCAGAGGTGGATCATTTAGAGGTGG